CCCATGTTCCTGCTGCTGAAGGCGCCCCGACTGCGACGGAGTGCGTGATGCCGCGGAAGAGGTCACCGTTCAGGCCGTAGAGCGTCGAGACGCTGCCCTCTCGCTGTAGCCACTGAGCCCGCTCGTAAAAGTCATTCTTGGACCGAGCCGCCAGCTCCCAATCCGAGTAGTAGTTCTCGTCAACCGTGTTGCCGTCAGCGTCGATCTGAGAGTAGCCCTCGAGGTCGTTGACGATGTCGGTGTAAGTCGCGATTGTCCCCTCTGCCGTAGTGTTGTTGAGGTTCGAGTTGGCCGTGAGGGCCAGGACGTTGTTGCCCCTGTTCGTGCCGCCACCAATCGAGAACTCAGTGTACACCGTGCCGTAGACACGCTGGGTGCCTAGGAGCTTTCGGTCGTCGATGTCTGCCGATGCCGTGCGGACTTCGATAAGAAATCGGTGCGTCGTAGAGGATGCGGTGTCTTCCACCGCAGCAATCATCTTTGCCTCGTTCCAAAAGTCGTTCGCGAGGCGTGCGCCGTCTTGGATGACCTGGACACTCACAGCGTTGCCGAAGACTTGAATGCCATCGTAGATCGTCGCCCCACCATCCTGGGTGATGGACGTGTCGTAGAGGTGTTCCACCGCAGTCTGATCGATGTTGAAACCGTTTAGCAACGTGATGTTCGTGTCAACGCCGCCACGAGCAGAAGGGACGTTATCGATGATGGCGAGTTCGTCATCACCGGCATCAGATCCAGCGTCAGCGAAATCCATCAGCGCACGGTGAAACTCGATCCCGGTGGCATAAGTCGGGGCCGTCCCCGCGTGCGCATCTCCGATATAGCGGATGTTCCCGCTCGCCCGTGTGATTGTCCAGTCTGCTGCTACGAATGCCATGATGGTCTGCTTTCTACTGTGGGGTGCTTATCCGCTGATGAGTTTGAACGCGGTACCAATCCGTCCGTTCTTTCCGCTCGCTCCGAAACCCTCAATCAATGGGTCTGAGGGGTGATGTTCATACTACGAGATGCTGTTTTGGTGTGTCAATCGCCGTCGTGTCGAGGACGGTTTCTGCCGCTCAAGTATCTGAGGTCCTGCTTGATTTCCTTGAGGTCTTCGCCGTGCCCCCGCAGGATGGTTGTCTGCTCTATTTGCAAGTCTCCTAGATTTTGCAACTGATCTGTGTGCGCCTTAATCACATCTTCTGTGTGACGGTGTACGGCGTCTTCGTGAGTAGTCATAAGTCCACGGGTGGCCGCAGTGGCTTTCTCGATCTCTTTGTCCGCGATGTCGGAGGCTTCGTCGAATGTGGGCCTGCTCTCGATAGAGTTGTTTACCCAGGTGTACCAAGCGAAGATCGCAGCAGTGCCCGCCAGGATGTACTTGAGCATCCAACCGCCCCATCCTTTGGCGTCGTGTCCTAGGAAGGTCTTGCTTGGAGGCCCACCGCTTCCGCCGCCTGCGGATGCGTGCTTCATTATCTCACGTATGAGCCCTTCGGGCGTGAGCTGAGGTGCGCTGCCGGGTGCAGCCTCCATCATGCCAGTGAGACGCTTCACGGCCTCGCCGTGCCCTAATGCTATCTCCGCAGGCGCAGCTGCCTCGGGAGACTCGGGTGTGTGTCCCTTGCCGTTGGGCAGCCCTACTGGATTTGCCAGGTCGTCGGCCACGATGTACGGGGTGGTCTTGTCAACTGGCATAGTCTACCCGTGTTGAATCAACTCTCTGAGACTGGTTCGCGATTCAACCATCAGCGATGACATGGCGATGCCGCTGAAGCTGATGTCTGCTGGGTTTACTATTGCCATGGCGGGGTGGTCCTATTAGGAGAGATTGTCGGAAGTTCATTGGGGTACCGAAATCGCTCCTTGACCCGCTGTGGCTGATGCCCAGGGCTTCGCGCCCTGGGTGGGTGTTGCTAGATTCGAGCGCTGCCCTGCACCTTGCAAGGAGTATTGGCCGGAACGAGTGCCACAGACAATGCAGCGCTGTCTACACCGCCGTCAGTGATGGCACCAACGAATCCGGCGATGACTGCACCGTTGCGGCTGAGCTCTACCGTCGCAGTGTGGTCCCCAAGAGTATCGGTGGTCTCTGCGATGGTTAGGTTTGGAGTCGAGTACGCAGCACCAGCAATAGCCGCATCTGCGTTTAGGACAAGGACGATGGCGTCGCCAATGGCGTTTACGTCATCAGCAGCAATGGCTTCGTACTCAAATGTCTGGTTGAGGTCAGCGCCTGTGATGACGATGCGTAGCTTGAACGGGACAGTGATGCCGTCGCCATCAACCTGAGGGCTCATGTCTGCAGCTGCAGCAACCTCAGTGACTGTGGCGTTGGCCCAGGATGTGTCTCCACCGAAGTGGGACGCAGCGGTCTGCGCTGCATCCGCGGCGTCAGCTGCCTCAACGACCATCATGTTGTGACCCTTCTTGAGAGTAAGGCCGGTCTGATTGGTGAGTTTGACTTCGTAGCTAGGCATGGGATTTTCCTATGTGAACAGCGTGATCGGTATTGGGTGGGTGGTTGAGGACTACGACTGGTAGAACTGAGCGCTTGGAACCGTGACGCCGGTGCTGAAGGTCACGGTGAGGACCGCACCGGCAATGCCACCATCGACGATGGCTCCGACGACAGACGCAATCTCTGTTCCGTCCAGCTGCCAAGTGACAGTGAGCGTGTGGTCACCAATGTCGTCAGCAATCTCAGCAACTGTAAAGAGGGGTGTGGCCCAGGTGGATGCAGCGATGTCGGCGTGAGCGTCAATCTGGATCACCATCTTGTCCAACAGTTCGGAGAAGGTGTCTCCGGCTGCGCCCGTCTCAGTGAAGGTCGCATTGGTGTCGGCTCCTGCGACGGTCATGGTCATGACAAAGTTGTGAACGGTGCCACGTTGTGGGTTCACAACTGGCGCGCAATCGTCGGATGGCACCAAGACAAGAGTCTCATTTGCCCAGGCGCCTGCGGATTCATGCGTGGCCGTTAGAACATCAACAATGGCTCGAGCATCAGTTGCATCGTCAGCTTCGATGAGTAGTGCATTGTCGCCATTGAGGAGAGACAGACCTGGCTGCTCTTTGTTGATTTCGATTTTGAAAGTTGCCATGTTGTCTTGTCCTTATGAGTATCGTCGGTCGTCGTTGCCTAATGGCAGTCCGTTGTCCATGGTCTCTGTACCACGGAACGGCAGGGTGCTGGGCCGCAAACTCAGTTGGTCGTTACCGGTTGTTGCGCCCTCGCTTGCCGGAATTTTTTCCACTCTCAGCCTGCTGACCACCCCGTTGTTCGGGAGTCTCTGGATTAGATACTTGGACATCAGCTTCTCCTGGTTCGGGTGGTGGTTCGGGTGAGATTACTGGGGGCGGCGGCGCATCGGCGGCGGCATCCAGTACGGTAATCGTAGGTGTAGATTTTTCGAGTTCTGCTAGTTGCGCCTTCAGGTCTGCTTTGCGCTTCAGTAGCGCGGAGGTGTCTGTTTGGGTGGCAAGGTATGCATCGACCTTGGCCTGCTCGGCCTCTGCCTGGTCTGCCGGAAAGGCTCCGTACTCTCGAAGGTACTTTAGGATGTGCATGATCTTGTCCTCGGGACCTCGAACATACGCAACACCGTTCTTGAAGGGGACATTTTTGATGGTCTTGTTTTTGCCCTTGTAGGGTCCGACCATAACCAGTTTCACTTGCACGCCCATATTGATTCTATTCCTCGTTTGAGATTCGTTCTGAGTATAAACAAACCGGTCCCGTGAAACTCGTCTGCGGGTTGAGAATCACGGGACCGGTGTTGATTAGTTGATGATGCCGTCAGCGGACGCGACACCCAACTCTGAGAACAGAGCGAGTCCGCAGTACCACTTGACGCGCCAGATGCGCTCATCCTTGGTCTCGGAGATACCAACGTCTTCAACGTGAAGACCCATCTGGTTCTGAGCCGTCAGGCCAGAGATGCCGATCGTCTGCGAGCCATCATCGAAGTTTCCAGCGAAGATGGTGGTCGTGTTCGCGGTTGCACCCTTGGTGGTGTCCGCAGGGATGTAGTTGTTCAGGAAGATTGGTACGCCACCGTAGCTTGGCATATCCATTCCGTTGGACAGTTGAACAACATCAGGGACGCCCGCGCCACCGAGTGTGCGGAGGAGAGCCTTGAATGCTCGGAACGACGCTTGCGTCATCATCAGGTAGTCAACCAGACCATCCTTGTCCTGTGGCTTGTCCAAGAGCTCGTCGAGAATCTCGAAGGTGAGCGCGGAGCCATTGGCGCCGGTGGCGACCTTCTGAGAGGCAGGGACCAGGTTGATCAGGCCGGCAAACTCGTTGTTGGCGCCAGCGACACCGTTGATGAGCATGTCGTTGTACTTACGACCAGAGGCCTTGGCCTTCGAGGCAATCTGAACTTCCGTTTGGTCGTTCATGTTGCTTCGGGTCTGCTGGATCATCTGGTCGACCTCAGCGTCACCGATGATCTTGGTGAGGCCAGAGGTCACCTGGGTGAACGTTGCAGCGTCCTTGGCAGCCTGTCGCTCAGCGACGTTGTTGCCAGTGGATGCTTGTGGTCCGAGGTCCTCGCCGACACCCATGGTAGCGACCGTACCGATGGTCAACTCTCGGTTGTAGAGAAGTGCATTGCCCTCGATTCCCATGAAGGGAAGAGCGGCGAAAAAGTTGGAGACGGTCTTGATCGACTCGATCAGTCCGATGACCATTTGGTCTTGAGATAGCTTGGCGGATTCTTCTAGGGTAACACTGGCCATGATAGGCCTCCTGGCGTTGGAGAAATGGAGGGTTCTTATTGGTCCCGAATCGCTCGGATAGGACACAATCGCCAGGGTCGCCCTGTGATCAGTTCAGGCGTAATCCTACTAGGGGTAATTTTGATTTGTCAAACGAAAAGCCCGACAACCTTATGGTCTGTCGGGCTTTTGCACCTGTCTGTAGGTGTGTTGCCTACTTGTTGTGGCCCATCTTGGCGAGACCTGCGCCGATATTCGAGACGGCCGACCTCTCGTGAATCGGCACGGCTCCTTGGTTCGCGACCGCCGCCTTTCGGCCCCCCGGAGTCCCACCCCCTTGCACTTGGCTGCTCTCAAAGAGCTTGCCGAATCCCTTGTCGAGCTTCATCTCGGCGACCTTCTCTCGTATGGTCATGGGGGAGCCCATCTGGCCGTGGACGACTTCGCCATGCTCGTCGACAACTCGAGCGAACAGCTTTCCATCCTCCTCCAGCATCCTGACTTGGCTAGCGATGAACGGCATCAGTAGTTTGCCATCACCCTTCTCAGCAGCAATAGCCTCGATGGCTTCCTTGGTGACCAGCGTGCTGTGAAGCTGTCCTTTGTAGGCGTCCAACTTTCCTTGGTACTCGGCCTTGGTTGCTTCGAAGCCCTTGGACATCTGCTCTCGAATCTTCTCTGGGTTCACCAGGCTCTTCTTGGAGTCGATGACCTCCGACAGTTCGGATACCTTGTTTTGGAATGACTCCACAATCTCATCGACTGTGGTGCCATGCTCGGCGTAGGCGCTGAGATCAATCTTGCCTGTGTTGGCAGTCTTCAGGTCCTTGCGGATCTTCTGGTTGACGTTGTTGACGCCATCGAAGGCTGCAGCAAGTCCCTTCAGGTTCTCTGCAATGGCAAAGCCTCCTTCACCCTCGGCGTACACGCCCCGTAGGTTCTCTGGGACTGCGTCCAGTGTTTCGACAGTTTCGTTCTCTGAAAATTTGAACATCGCGTTGTATTTCCTATGCTGCGGACAGCAGTTGTTTGATAGTGAACTCTTTACCGGAAGAGTCCACAAATTGATCTAGGGAGACTTTGCCACTCCGAAACATTTCGGATTTGGCTTTCCCTAAGATATCTTCTTGCACTGACCTGCTCTGTCCCAGTAGCCACTGGCTGTACGTGCGGCGCTTGGGCACTGCACCTACTCTCAGTGGTGCCAGGGTGGAGCGACAGTTAACATGAGCCGGAGGACGAGCACTTTGCGGAGAGAGTAGCGTTGCCCCCTTCGGTGCCTTCGCTCCGCCAAACATGATGACCTTGTTGTCACGCGATCGGCAGATAGCTGTCGTTCGCCTGTCTAGGATGGCGACCCAGACCGCGCCGCGGACTGATGGTGTCTTCTTCCAGATGTGCATACGCACAGTGTTGGAGATGTGTGTGGCCAGCGTGGTGAGCATGGCAGCGACGTTCTGCCGAGACCTAGCCAAAGCACCGTCCTTGAATCCGTTGGCCTTGGAGCCCACGACGCGCTTCACTACCTCATTGGTGGGGACGGACTCGGTGACCGAGCGGGACAGGACATCACGGATGCGAATCTGGTCGGCTGCCCGCAGCTTCGCGAACCACTGAGCGTAGGTGGCCGCCGACAGTGCGCCGGCGGCGAAGGGTGTGTTGAGGATGCTGGACACCGAGGGGTTGCCTGGCTTCTTGCCGCTGGCCCCAAGGAGCAGTAGGAGCAGCGCCCACTCCTTGTCGCCCTCCACAGGCGCGAGCTCCTGAGACATCGAGCGTGCGCGCTTGTTGGTCTCTATCATCAGCTGGGTGCGCAGGTCTTTGATCTCTGCGTACAGCGCTTTGAGACTAGGTGACCCCATAGTCATGTTCTCGCGATACTTCTTCCGCAAGAGGGCAGCGACCTTGCGGTCGTACTCCTCGAACAGCTTCTGCATCTCGCGGTTCTCGCGGGCGAGGTAGCGACGGAGCGCAATCTGGTTGCGCACCGTCGCGTCTATGAGGTCGTGCTCGGACATCTGCTAGTAGAGGCCGCCTGGGTCCATTTTGTAGGTGTAGGTGGGCGGGCACCCTGCTGTCTCCAGCATGATCTCGTTGATCTCGTCCATGGCGCGAACGACGTTTTGCTTCTCCACCGGCGCCGGGCTGGCTATCTGGCCCAGGACGTCGATGCCATGGAGCATGGCCAAGCAGCAGCCTGCGTGGAACAGGTGATGAAAGCCCGACTCTTCGTCCAGCTCTTCGCCCCCCTCCCATGCGTAGGTATGACGGTAGAACGCATCGACGTACCGGTGACGGTCCTCGTAGGGACACTTCATCCAGTTGTCGGCAGAGTACTTCTTGGCGCCCATGGTGAAGACGTGCGCCAGTCCCATCAGAAACGAGCATCCGAAGTTGTTGCCACAGATGTTCTCAAGAAGCTGCGCGGCATGAATTACGGGGTGGTAGTTATTGGGGGAGTCGTAGTTGTCCCCCTCTTCGTACTGCTCGATAATTGCGTACACGTCGCTGATCGAGGCACCCGCTGCGCTGTGGCACTCATTGGCCTCGCGCAGTCCACGACGGAAAATTACGGGGATTAGACCTGGTCGAGCTTTGCCCGTGTCTGCCTTCACAAAGGTTGTGGAAGATATGTTGCTACTTGATTGGTCGGTCATGCGCGTCCACCAATCCCTTCGGCTGCACAGCCTTGATTGCGTTTTGCTCCCAGTCGACGATCTTGTTGGCCAGGTCGAGGACCTCGGATCGCATCTCCTCGAGCTGAGCCGCGGTCTTGATCAGGTCTAGTGCTGCCTGCTTCGGCATGATGGCGATGTGCGCAACGTGAGCGCCCATGCCTAGTAGAATCTGTCCGCCCTTACGTGCGATATCTGATGACGCCTGCAGGAGCTCGCTGTGCTCCTTCTGCGTTCTTGTCATCCCGCTACTCTTCGGTGTCGACATCTTTCTCTTCCTTCTTCTCGGGTTCTTTCTTCACTGCTGGTGCGCTAGGTGCGTTGTTGTCGCCGCCCGTGTCACCAGCACCGTCGATGTCGCTCAGCGCTTCTGCGCCAAATGCGTCCATCACCTCTTGCTCAAGCTCGTCGTAGTTTACGTCCGGGTCAAACTCCTTGGGAAGGATGCCTCGGCGAATTAGTTCGCCGAGGAACGTGTTCCTGCTGATGTCCTTGTTGGCTCGCGCCGTGATCAGTGCGTTGAGGTCGATGCCGGATGGCTCCTCGGGACCAAAGTCGGTGACGATGGTGATGGTGCCAGCGAAAAACTCATCTTCCGGGTTGGTGGAGGTGATGCCTATCATCTGCCCAGTGAGCGCCAGAGCCTGCTCGAACGACTCAGCAAACCGCAGCGTCATGTCTTGGAGAGGGCTGCTGGCCTCAGCACTGTCTAGCGTGCGTGCAGTCGCCGTCTGGCGGTCTGGCTGCTTCTTGAGGAACTCAGAGCCATAGGCCCCCATCTTGTGCTCAAGGACATCTAGACTATCTTGAGCAGCCTTGATCGCCTTGCCGCTGTGCTCGACGTAGTAGTACTTGCCGCCGGCCTCCCCGGTGTACAGGAAGTTGTATGGACCAATGGTCTTGGCGCCCTTGTAACCAGTGTTGTTGGTGACGCCTTCGTCGGGGTCGATGCCTGAGGCAGCGAGGATGGGGAACGACGCGACGCGGATGATGTTGTCCAGGTCGGCGAGCTTCTGCCAGTGCTTAACGTTGAGGTCCCCAAGGTCCTGCAGCGGACTCTTGCCGAGCATGAAGCCTTCACGATTGGAGTAGAAGGTCACCAGAGGGACGGAGGGCACTTGGATGATGCGACCGTGGCTTGGGTGCTCCTCGTCTATGTGCCAGTCCTCCTTGCGTTGTCGCTTGTTCTTGCCCTTCTTGTACATCGTGACCTGCACGACGAAGTGGCCATCCTCGACCTCTTGGCCCTCGGACACCTCCCACACACGGTTGAAGACGCGGATGCGCTCAACGTGCAACTCATCGAATTCGTCATTGGGGTCGACCTCCGTGGTCGCCTCGTACAGTCGGAGGTGCGTGATAACATCTCGACCGTTGGTGATCTCGTGGCGGGCAGCGATGACCTCGGTGGGATCAATGAGGACCCAGTAGGGGCGTAGGCCCAGCTCGCGTTCGTCGCTTAGGGTGGGCTTGTTGCCGTCGGGGGAGTCAAAGGATGGCGCCTCTACCAAGACGTGGCAGAATGCCTTGGAGATGCCCTTCTTGAACCAGTCCCGAGCAAAGGCGTCCATGTTGGTGCCCTCGCGGTCGATGTCGTTCTCGAGGGCCCTGATCTGCTCAGGAACGTCCTTGTTCAACTCCAGCGGGTCCCTGAAGGGCCTGCCGACCCAGCCCGCCAGTGTGAGCTCGGTCTGGTTCCAGAGCGTAGCGGTGTCGATGCGTTCGCTGTAGCGGTCGTCCTCCTCACCCAGGTGCTGGGGGAGGTACGTCCTGCCTGCTTGTCGCATGGTGTGAGTGCCGCCGAGGACAGCCTCCATCTGGCGCCACTTGTCGATCATAGCCAGTCGTGCGCTCGAAGGCGCGGCGGGACCGATGGTCTTCTGCTTCTTCTTGCGCTGGTTGCTTGTTGATGAATGGACGCCCATAATTGCTAGCCTTTTCTCATTCCTGCGCGCTTCGCCTGTTTGGCGCGGCAACGATACCTTACTTCATCCGCGATGTGGTCTTCGGTATCAGAGTCAACATCATCTGGGTCTTTTTTGTCGCGAGACAGGACGGGGAAGGTCCTGATGAACTGGACGCAGGCCTCGGCGATGAAGAGGCCGGGAAGCTCTCGATAGGCGTTGCCGTCAATACCCATCTTGGGCTTGGCGTTGGTGAGTAGGGTGCGAACTTGGTTCCATCCCTGCTTCCGTGACCCAGGGCCTTTGTCCGCGGGCAGCCACTTGACGCCCTTTCTTCGCATATCGCCCGCAACGCTTTTGCCCGGTTCCCACTGGTCGAATATAGAGCTGTCAGCAACGCCAGGACGGACCCTGCCATCAAGGCCCATGTCTCTCTGTCGTTCACGAATGCCAATTGCGATGTCTTCCGCCGTCATCCGCTCGCCTTCGTTGGGTGTTCCGTTCCACCCGTACCACTCTTCGAACCGAATGATGTCCCCGCGGATATATCCCACAAGGCGACCATCTGGTAATGTGACCGGTTCGCCATTGGATTGAGCCCAGAAACCTACGCTGAAGGGCCTCGACTGTCCATGATCGTATGACCTGTCTATCTTCCAACCAGGTGGAATCATGTCCGGGGTGAATGGTAAAACGTGTATTTTGTCGTCCCAGACGTCGTCAAACATGCCGCCAGAGGTGATGTTCCACGACCCGTAGATCCAGGCGAGCTCTGTGTTCTTGTCCTTGCAGGACGCTCGGATGGTCTCGATGTAGTCGGGCTGGGCATGCAGGAGGATCAGGTTCTCGTGGATAGTGCCGTGGATCGCGATGCGGTCGTGCTCGTGGACAAGCTCGCCGGTCTTGGGGTCGATCTTCGAGGTCTTGACGATGTCCGTGTAGTAGCGAGACGGGGGCGTAGGCAGGCCATACCGGGCTTTAACCCAGTTGTGGCCAGGGCCGCTCGGATTGCACGTTGCTCGGATCTTGAGGGGGATGCCCTTCTTCGAGGAGCGATTGGTGGAGATCATCAACTTGAAGAGGTCGTGTGACTTCCAGTTGGTCAGCTCCTCCCAGCCAATGAAGGGGTATGCGTGCCCGTGGTACTTGCTGTAGTCCTCCTCGGACGACATGAAGCCAAAGATGAGCGTCTCACCCTCCGCGAAGGTCCACGTCTTCTCCTGCTTGTTGTAGACCGCGGTCGGGAAGACCTTGGGAATCCACTTCTTGGCCTTGTTGATTAGATCTTTGAGGTCCGGGAAGGACTCACGGAAGATGATGCCCCGCCACTCTTCGCCCCAGCCTTGCCCAACGTGCTGCAGGTAGTCCATGAGCAGCGCATCGGTCTTCCCAGGTCCACGGGTCCCACAGTAGAGAACCTCGCGGATAGGGCAGGACATGAACGCCTCCTGGCTGCCGGCTTGCGCCGACCAGACCAGTGGGTCCTCGAGATTGTCCTTGTGGTAGGCCTTTAGCTCGTCGTTCTCGTCGACGACCCAGTACACGGCACCGCCGCTGGAGATCGAGACTATCTCGTCTAGGTCCAGGTCCTGGTAGGTCTTCTTGTTGAAGAGCCGTGTCTCGTCTTTGCTAGACTGGTATTGGCTCAGTGGGTCGGACGTCGATGACTCGCTCATCTGTCTCCTCTGTGGCGCCTGCTGGGGCGGGTAGTTGGTTCTGGGCCTCCTGTGCCTCGATCCAGGCTTGCGGGCTCACAGCGGGCGCAGCTGCGACCAGGACACCACCTGTGATGTGGACCTCCTGCTTGGACTTGTCCCCGTACTTCTCGATGTTGGCTTTGGTCTCGAAGACCAGGAGTTGGTCGGAGTAGACCTGCTTGCTGCCGACCACTTCGCCCTTGAAGTAAATCTCCTCCTCGACGCCTTCGACTCCGCGGCGGTGAATCTCCTCTTCGAGGGACTCCAGGTACAGTGCCATGGACTCGTCGAAGGCCTCGGAGAACTCCTCATCGTCCTTGACCGCGGCTTTGATGATTCGGGAGGTGGTCCCAATGTGCCTTGCGGCCTTGCCAACTAGGCCATGCTCTTCGATGTGCACGAGGAACGCTTGCTTGGCGTCGTCATCGAAGACGAATTTGCGGCGGCGGAACATTCTTGCCGATGGAGGTTAGCAGGAATGGTTACGACTGTAAAATGGCGCCCTACTCGGGAATTGAACCACGAACCTCCCCATTTACAAGTGGGGTGACACTACCTTTGTGTCTAGTACGGCATGGAGGACCCAAGGAGACTTGAACCCCTAACCTTTCTCTTGATTAAAGAGACTGCGATACCAATTTCGCTACAGGTCCATGAACTGTTGGCAGTGTACCCTGCCATTTTACAGTTGTCTACTTCGGGCTGTATAGAAATAGGCCAGGGGCTGAAAAAGGCTGTGTGCCTCTCGCATTGCATCGAAGGCGTCTGAGCCGCCCTTGTTGACGGTGAGGTACAGCAGCCAGGGCCCAAGGCTGTTGCTCAGGGGACCATCCTGCTTGGTGGCGTAGTCGTCGGCCAGGTCCCGCGCCAGGGGAAAGTCTTCGAGCTTGGTGCCAGTGTCGACGAGCCATTGCCCAAACTCGCCGGGGGCGAAGTCCTCGAGCGCGGCTTCGATGAGCTCGGAGCGGGAGTATTTGCGGTCGTGTAGCGCGGAGATGACGGCTCGCTGGCGATCCAGGCGCTTGACGGTGGCCTGGCTGAGGGTGGCGGAGGTGATTTGTTTGGCTGGCATTAGTCGGTCTCGGGTTGTTCGGTG